ACTAATTGTTTTTGGAACCATTGTGCTGATTCGGCTGTACTACTAGTTTGGTTGATATAAGGACGTCTATTATCTGATTTTGGCCAAGAATAAGAACCGCTTTCATAATAAAGGTACTTGTCGTAGTGATCAAAATTATCTACTAACCCCTTTATTAGTCCTTCATAATACTCTGTACTACCTGATACACCGGTAGAGGTATAAGAGGTATCGCTAATGATTTTTATGCTATCATTATATGAATCTAATAAATCAACTTTATATTTAAAGTTCCTTAGTCTTTCTTCTGCTGAACCAAAATGAATGAAATCTCCGTAGTCTGCGTGGTTAATACTTATTTGTGCTCCTTTTTCATTGAATAGAGAGTACAGTTCATAGTATGAACTAGATACTGGGTAGCTAAATAAGTCGTCGTAGTTAAAGAACTCTGTTGGATTATCTGCTTTCTTAAGAGAGTCTATATCGAAGTTAGGTCCTTTAAGAAACTTTGACTTTCTTTCCTCTTCTATTATCCTAGTAGCAACTTTAAAGTTAACTGTGTCACTAGTATTTTCTAGTATATTAAGAAGATCTTTCTTAACAAATTTAGTAGGTAGAGGTTTGTAAAGTTTAACTAGTACCGATTGACCTCCTCTGTATTCCTGGTTATCTATCGCTACAGCGGTAACTCTGTCATCTTTGCTAAATCTTAATTTAAAGTCAGAAAAGTGAGAATTGTTCTCTAAGTAATCCCTAAGTGCGTCAGTAATATTAATTATCTGATCGTCTTTAAGTTCTAGCGTAAGTAGTCTTAATTCTGTTCTATCCGCAGATATCTCTTCTATAAAGAATTCTTTTGGTGCTAGAGAGTTAGAGTATAGGTCGCTGAAGAAATTGTAGGAGAGAACGACATCTCCATTTCTAAAGCCGTTTTTAACAGCATCATCACCTGGGCTTATGTTTAAGGATTGTGCTCCTATCTGCCCGGCTCCTGCTGAGTCCCCTGTTTGTGTTGCTCCAGTATAGTTAAATGCTGATTTTAATAACCTACCTTCTAAACTGTATATGTGTAAATCTATAAAGTCTTCTGAAGAATCATATAGATTATTGATTAAGTAAGGTCCAATCAGTATTTCATCCTTTTCTTTATAGGATGGTATACCGTCGATTATCTTCTCATCAACTTTGTTTACTATGTATTCTAATTTATTCAACTTTTCCTGATAATGTTGCGTTCTCGATTCGTAATTCTATTATCTCTTCTTGTGCTTTAAGGTAGTCTACTCTTAATTCTCCAATTTCATCTAACAATGGTTGTATGTCTAAGTAGTCATTAGCAATAGATAATAACTCTCCACTTTTTTCATACAGGTATCTTTGAGAAGAACTTTCTCCTTCAATAGGTATCTCTAAATATAAATCTTCGTAATCTTTAAAGAACTGCTCGATAGTCTTTTCAACAGGTTCTTCTTCATTTCTCTTAAAGGCATTAAAATTTCGGTCTACAACTTTGTCGTAAACCTCTTTATTATATACCGTCTTTTTAATTCTAATGTTATTACCCATTTCTTCCTACCTTAAAAACGTTCCTATTATCAATTACAGATGTACTTCCATCAAGAGTTGTCTTGATTAGTAGTCTATAAAATCTCTCTGGCTGTAATAGATCCATGTCAATATTAAAATAGCTGCTAGTATTATCTGCACTAATTTTTGTATACTGTTCATCAAAATCAACTATCATTTCTTCACTGAATTCATCTTTAATAGCCCAATAGGATTCTTGAGGTAGTTTATACTCTGTAAGATAAACTGAACTAGTAGTAAAAGCTCTAGCTGGGTATTTAGGTCTAGCTGATAATCTCAGCCTAGCTGTTTCTTTTTCCGAGTATGATTGTTTTAAGTTTTTTATTTTAACCGTAGCAATATCTGTACTCAATACAGATAGAGAACTAGTATAAGATGTATCGTCCCATTTAAATTCTAAGTATGGAGGGTATATAGTATTAGTATCAACTCCAAAGTATGCTAGTTTAACTGATGATGTTGTTTCGTATTCTTTACTGCTTTCTAATTTTATTATAGAACCATTGTTAGTTAATGCATTAGAGTGGTACGCTTGTACTAAACTTGTAATGTCAAAATTAATATCATGGTTAGAAGTATGATCGTGTATTTGGTCTGCAGAATAACTTCCTGATATAAAGTCTGCTCCTGAGGTTGTCCAAGCATCTTCGCTTAATGCTCTTCTACTTGACCAAGATACTCCTGATCTATTTAGTGGTTTATCCCCAAGTTTTCCTGTACCTTGCATCCAAGATTGAGAAACAGGATGTGTTTCTAATTTATAGACATAAGGTAATGTAGTAGCATTGGCAAGTTGAATATGTAAAGAAGCAGAATAGGCACCGGATACTTTAGTGTTAATAGTTGAGTCTATATCTTTGTCTCGAAACTGTATAAGTATCCGGCTTGAGCGACCTATTCCATCATCATCAGGGTAAGAAGTAATTTCTAATATTTCGTCCATACCGGAGTTACCATACAACCCTGAAGGTGTTGGCTTACTGTCGATGGATGCATCTTTTTCTGGATATATTCTATATACTGCCATGGTTTATAATGTTGTTACTCTACCTACTATATCTTGATTTGGGTACTTTACCTCAAAACAGCAAGGGTCAAATGAAGGATAGACTACGTTGTTTCTAGTTGCACCTGGAATATCGTACCCGTATTCTGAGTATCTTCCTTTAGCCTTATTAGTAATCTCAATATGTTTAACTGTCTGCACACCTTTTACTCTATCTAATACTGTATACAGTGAGGACAGGTTTATTGGTTGGTTGATAGTTAATTGATCTTTTCCTAATGCCACTTGTAATGCTTTGTTACATTCTAGTAAAACATCCCTAGATTGGTAATTAGGTAAGGCTATTACCTCGAACTGTACTCCTATATTAACTACAAAAGCGTCTTTTATATCGACTGCATCTGTTAATAGCATGTATTGAGAGAGGTATGTTTTAATATTATCTTTTAGTCTAGGTGAAGCATTTATTAAGTGCCCTTGGTTATTATAAGCTAAAACGTATAACGCTAAAGCTAACCTATTCTCATCTAGTACTGAACGATTACTTCTTGTAGAAGCTTCTTGAGTAACATATGCTTTAGCTACTGAACCGTATTCAGGCGGTATAGATAATGTACGTATAGTGTAATCTTGTAAAGTTACTGCTCTTTTCTGTTCTGAGAAGGCTCTTGTTGCGTTTTCTCTTATCTCCTGAACTGTGTCTCCATCTCTTCCTCCTATGGCAGGTGTGTTGTTGTTAAAGGATAGAGTAGCTACCTTAGAGCTATCTGTTGCTGTAGTTGAAACAGCATCTATTTGTGTAATAGTATTTGATGGTGAATTTGATTTAATTCCTCCTCCAGTTAAATATCTAACTGTTAATGTTGTATTAGAAGGAGCTAGTCCATAACTCTTAGTAAACATAAAATTAGAAGGATCATATGCATAATCTAATCTTCTTATTCCTTGTTCAGTATTCATAGAGACTTTAGAAGGAGTTGGTAAAAACTCACTACTATCTTCCGATGATACTCCTGCTCCGAATTGTACTTGCATTACACCTTTAGAGGTAAATCGAGTAACGAATCTTCTAGGGACACTCTTCAACTTCATTAAGTTAGGAGTCTGATGCTTGTCAGTAGATGTATTGGGTTCTTGAACGAAAATCGTATCTTGCCCTAGAAAAGGTACCTCGTACCATTCATTACCGTCGGAATCTTTTATATCTAATATACCTATAATTTCATCTGCACCTATTTCAAAAGTAGCAAATTTATTAGAAGTAGTGTATGTTTGTGTTATTGTATTAATAGCTCCGGAGAATGCCCTAACGTGTTTCTTTAGAAGAAATTCTGAAGGTTGTCCGTCTGCTATTGTTGATACAGTAATCTCTGTAGGGTCGTAAGAAGAGGAGAAGCTAAAGTCTACTTTATCCTGTAATAGGTATACTGTATTTCCTTTTGCGGTACTCTTTACTGTGCTATTCTCTGATACTGTAATTGCTTGGTCAAAGTTAGGTTTGTTACCTGCTCCGATAGCATCTATGTTTTGTGTTACTTCTAATAGCGTCTCTGCTACTGTTGTTACCTTTGGCTTATACCCTAGCATGTAAGCTAAAGAGTATAGGTTAGCGGGGTTCTTAGCGTGTTGTAAGAAGGTTTCTTGTAGTTGGTTATCTTGATAAAAAGATAAAACATCACCTACATATGAGGCTTGTTCGATAAACATCATTCCCGGTGAAGTAGGAGAGAAATCGTTATAAGAATCAGGGAAATACGACTTAGCGAATTCCATTAACTGCTGTTTAAAGTCGTTAAAGTCCCTGTTTATATATTTTATGTCTTTACTTTCTGCCATTATTGTGATATATTAATAAGTAGCTCATCTGATGTACCTGTGTCTCTTATGTCATAACTTAGATAAAACTGAACTAAGTTTTCATCGTGGTTAGGAACTGTGTTTACTTCCTTTACTACTACTCTAGGAAAGTATATTTCTATTGCATTTCTTACTATTCCTTCTATTTTGTCTATTGAATCTGAGTTTATATTCTCAAATAGCATTTCTCTTATAGTAGAGCCGAATAACGGGTTTAAGTATCTTTCTCCTCTATTAGTTAAGAAGTAATTAATAAGGTTAGTCTTGATAGCGTCTTTGGTTTGGAAGTTACTAGTGAACACCTCTTTAGAATTGAACGGAAGGTTCAAGCCAACAGCTTTTCTAGGCTGTAGATCTAATGGGTTAATTCTTTTTGCTTCGTATGCCATGTTATTATCTTGACTTTTGTTTGTCTTTTTCGTATGCAGCGTCTAAAACTTGCTTTGCCTTATTTACAAAAGGTAGTTTAGATAGATCAAGTCCGGGTAATGGACCTGTTGATTCTGTCATACCCATTTGTGAAGCCATAGATGTTGCCATTTTAGGAATACCTCCCATAGATGGTCCGCTTGCTCCTGTGATGTTTCTATATTCATCCGATGTCATGCTGTTGGCTGTTGAACTTAGCATCTCTTCTAAAGGAACTGTTGCTGTATTCATTTTACCAGTTGACCATGTTCTCGAAAGATCTTTTTGTTTAACTGGAGCCGGTGCATAAGTCTGTTGTGGTTTGCTAGCTATAGCAACCGCTTCTGTTAGAACGTCGGCTAGTTCATCCTTAACGGCTGATCTTACCTCTTCTCTTATGATTTGTCTTAATTGGTCTAGTTTCATTATATATAAATAGTTAGTTTATGAAAGTTTACTTGGGTTGTTTGAACTTCTTTTGTGTTGTTTCCCTTTTACTGTCTTTTTGTTCAGATAAATCAGGTCGGGTACCTCTTTTATCCGCTTTATCGTTGTGTTCTCTAATTTGTTTTTCTTTTTCTACCTTCTTTACTGCTGGGCTACGTTTAGTACCGGTTGTGATTTCTTGTTTTCGTATATCTTTTGGAGGTAAACCTCCTGGTCTTTGGGTAAATCGTAAGTCTCTTTTTGGTGGCATACCCATATTAGTGGGTTTAGGCATTAACTCGTTTCTTGTCTGTCTAGGATCTACAGGTATTGCTCTTCTAGGTCCTCCGTATTCTCCTCCGCTTGGTGGTAGATCTGGTGGAAGTGTACGATTTTTACCTCCGGTTAAACCCTCTAACTGTTCTTTAGAAGGTAGTGCTTTAGATGGATTTAGTGGACGTATTATACCTGTTGCAGGCATACCTATCCCTAGTTCCTTTCCGGCTTTATGTATACCTTTAAGTGTAGATGGACGCTTAGGAGAAGGACCAGCAGCAGCAGCATCTAACATTGCTTGTTCTGCAGCTTGTATTTTTGCTCTTTCTTCTATTTGGTCATCAATCCTTATTTTTATTTCATCTAAAAGAACCTGTAGGTTAGAACTAAATGATGATGGACCTCTTAGTTGTTGTATATCATCTATAGTAGCAATTGCAAAGTTTTTAGGTGCTAATGGAGGGGAGAAAGGGTCTTTAACAATTCTTAACTCATATCCTTTATATGAATATTCTGGGTCTGTTTCAGAAGGTTTATCTGTTTTTGTTTGGAGTCCTTTACTCAATGATTCTAATCCTTCTTTTAAGTCGGTTAGTTCTGCAGTGGTTAGTCCTAATCCCTCTATTACATCACCTTGTCCAGAATCTATACCGGTTGATACAGATAGTTTATCGTTCATTTGTCTTAAAGCATTATCTAACTCTGCTAACGCTTTAGCTCTACCAGACAAACCTCCTTGTTTAAATGTATCTAATTCTACAATGTATATATCGTAATCATTATCTATTATACCGTCGTTAGCGTTAACTAACGTAGAGTCTGTTTCATCTAATGTTAGGTCTCTATCTCTATTAATAACAGCTATTTTATTTGCGTCAACTCCCTTTGATATTCTTACTGCAGATGGTATTTGTATAGCATCTGAATCTGATTTAGGAAGGTTAAGTCTTCTTTTAAGGTCCTCTACTGAATCAGCAGATCCTTTAACTGGTGTTAGTATACCTTTAGATTTAAGTATAGTTTCAACTTGTTTCTTTGCTGAGTCTGTATTGCCTTTAGCTAGTACTTTTTGACCTAAAGTAGAAGTAATATATTCTCCATCTGCATCTAACAAACCAAGCATACCCGCTTGTTTTTTAGTTAAAGACTTCTTAAGTTGATTTTCTATCTGACATGCTTTTATTGGAGCATCTAAATCTTTTACTCTAGCACCAATTCCACCTATAGCTGCATCAGCTCCTTTTAAGCATAATTGAATTGCTATGGCGGATATTTTCATTGCAGCAGCGAATTCTTTAAGTATGTTTAAAGTATCAGCAAACTTCGTTGTTGTATTAACTGGTAGTCCTATTAGAAGTCCACCGGCAGGTCCTGGAGGTACACCAATAGCTTGAGGTAGTGGAATCATTAGTATTATCTCTATTGCTATTTCTAGAGCTGCTACAGGTCCTAGTATAGCTGGTGGTAATGCTTTAAATGCTCCTAAAGATGCGGCTAGGTTAGAAGATAAGCCTCCTAGGGCGGCTTGTTTAGCTGCTAGTTTAGCTACTCCTTTTTCATCAGGACAACCTCCTTTATTAAGTTGGTTGGTAGATTCTAGTACTGCTTTGTTTCCCTTAGCTATTATCACACCAATTGCTACCCCTATTAGGGTACCTATTACGGCGTGGAGTTTCGGTGGTTTTATTCTTTCAAATGGCATACTATTCTGTAAATACTTTTTCGGAGTCTAAATCATCAATTGCTTTCTTTATCGAGGATAAAGGAGATGACATAGATGCTCCGTGTGATTTAATTTGTGCTAACCCTCCGGCAGATGATCCTGCAGGTACTACTCCTGCTAGTGCTGTACCGAGTCTTTTTAGTTCGTCAAGTAGTTGTCTCATCCAATCTTGAGTAGTAGCTCCTAATAGTACTGGTTCTCTTTCTCCGAATGCTTCTGTACCTAAATATACTTTAGTAGCGTCTACTGCTACGTAATCGTCTCCATCAAAGCTTACACGTTTAGCGTTACCTCCAATTGCATCGGTTGCAGAGAATAGTATGCTTTCTTCTTTAGCATTAAAGTATAATCTACCTGAGTTAATTAGTACCTGGCTTCCTTTGTATGTGTCTGCCATATCAGGTTCTCCGTCCCAAGCATCTCTTTTTTCATGAGCTTGAGTTAAAGGAACTGTATGATCTGCAACTAAATATATAGAGGCAGGATCGTCATCAATGACTTCTACTATCGGAGCATCAGGAGTAGCTCCCTCTTTTCCGTTACTTATAATAGTTATTGGCTTTTGATCATCATTCGGTACTTCTACTAAACTATGATCTACTCCAGTAAACCTTATTGTCTGCCCTTGTCTACCTTCTATAGTAATATCACCATGGAAAGGTTGTAGGGGTGCTACGGTTGATTTTTCTTCGAATTCATATCCTAATTCAGCTGCGCCTGGATTCTGTGAGGCGTCTGGGAATGGGTTTGCTTCGGGATTATTCCACATTGCTAGTGGAGTTGTGTAGTATATTTTAGTTGCTCTTTCATCTCCTCCGTCTCTTAATAGGTCTGGTAGGGTGTAGAGCATTACTATTTCGTTAAGTAATGGGTATATTTTAAAGTTAGTGCTTAAAGGAAAAGCTGTGTCTAACTCTAATGGATCTTCTTCACTTTGATCTTCACCTATAAGTCTAAACTTAATAGCTCCTAATGCTTCCATTTCCCCTTGATCAGTCCATTCGGGGTGGGTATCGTCTAGTATTATATCTACAACTCTAGCAGGGATAGCTGTAATAACAGTATCCTGTAGATCTGGTTGTTGTAGTAACTTATCCGCTAACCCTCCAATTCCGTAAGCCATTTATTCTTCTTTTTCTTCCTTAACGTTCTCTACTTCTTCTATTATATCCTCAGTTGTTTCTAGCAATTGTGCTAGCTCCTCAGGACTAAACATAGCGTCTACACTTTCACCTTTCATATTGTTAGCTTCTATTCGTTGAATAATAGCAGCAAGCTTTAATAAGGCGTCATCGTTTTTAACTCCGATGTCCATGTACTCTTTAATCATAGGTACTACTAACGTAGCGTCTCCTATATTCTCTATAAGAGGTTTTAATTCTCCTATTAGACCTTTAACTTGAGTTCTGGTAGTAGTTGAGTTACTATGTATTTCAGAAAATAGATCAGCAAGGGTCTTACCGTTAAATATTTCTTTTTCTAGTGACATAAGTTAATTAGTTTCTTATAAATATCCCTATTTAAAACTATTATCAAAATACCCTATATCGTAATACCTTTGATACTTACTATAAAACAACTCTTTTAACTTTGATATTACTCTAGTTAAATGTGGAGTTTCACAATCTGTCATCTCTCTTATATAAATGTATAGAGCTTTTTTCTTAAATATCTCTAAATCGTTTCTTGTCTTAAAAATTGTAAGTACTGCATCGGCTATCTTTTTTTCAACTTCTTTAGGGAAGTTATCATCTATAGCATCGTACATCTCTCCTACCCATGTATCTAAGAATGAAGCTAGGGTAAGTTTACTGTGCTCTGTGGTTGGTTCGCCTGGGTTATAAGAGTCGTCCATATCATTGAAAGATCCTATTTGTTTAAGCTTCTTATAGTTTTTATTGTTGTAATTAATTAACCACCTCTTAACGATAGTTCCGAAGTATGAATATGCTTTAGCTCCATTATCTGGGTCGAACTTCATTATCTTCTCTTCTAATAAAACAGTCACTACTTCATGCTTTAAGTCTTCTATTCTCTCTACATCAGTGTAGTAGAATTTAAAAGTATGTATTATATTTTCTGCTAGCTTATAGAATGGTAAGTAAATATGATCGGTAAAGATCTTAGCTCTATAAATGTCGTCTGTGGATGTGTTGTATCTTTTTATATAATCTTCTGTCTCTGAAGTAAAGTAGTTATTCTTGGATTTCTTTCTTGCCATAATTTTTAGGTAACATATATCGGTCTAACTCAGACTGTACTATTTTTAGTTGTTCAAAGTAATAACCGACCTCATCGTCTGACTTAAATGTTCCTTTAGTGTCAATTTCATCGAGGTGCTTTTTTCCTTCTGTGATGGCTTGGGATATAGTTTGGAGATAAGAAACTTGATCTTGTGTTACCTCTTCGTACTTCTCCACCTTCAACATTAGGTTTCTTATAATATAAGCACTTAAAGACAGAAAAGCAACTAAAACTCCGGAAATTATTGTTAGTGTATTCATATTATATGTTTTTAATTAAATTAGATAACCCTTCAGAAGCTTTTACTGGTCTTCCTGTAGTTGATTTTGATGTTGTAATTTTAGGTTTAGATTCTCCTCCTTGTTTCTTCCATAAGTCGTATTCTACTTTAGATGCTAAGAAGTCACCTGTATGTAGTACTGAAATTAAAGCAGTCTTTTGTCTAGATGATTCTACGTTACTAAAGAAGTAAGCTTCGTTAGCTTTATCGAATACTCCATCATGACATCTAATACCTAAGAATTCTTTCTGGTCTACCTGTATACCGAACTTCTGGAGAATGAATAAAGATCTGTCTGGTATAAGCATAAAATCTAATTCTGGGTTAAACGTATACATTTCTGAAAGTTTATCTTGTCTCCATTTATCAGTCTGGGGTATATAGTTTGGTTTTTCACCATCACCCAGCTTACCTAGGTCATGAAATAAGGCTGCAAAAACTAACTGCTCATCAGTATAGTCAATAGTACCTCCCATTTCTTTATATAAATTAGATTGCTTAACAGTGTACTGTACTACCCTATTTACATGATCTACATATCCTCCTGCAAAAGCATTATGATACCAAGTTTTACCGCTTGCAGGCGCCATACAATAGATATCAGACATAGCATTAAGCATATCGAGTACTTTTTGTTTACGTTCACCGGTAATATAGTGGTTTACAATTTTAATGTGTTTATCCCAATTGGATTGTATCTGTTCTGCATTTAACATAGGTAACCTTTTTAAATTATTATTATTATGAATTATTTACTTAATTATATTATTATTATTAAATTAAAATATTATATTGTTATTAAATGAATTATAAATTAATTATATATATTATATATTAAAATCTTATTATATATCGAAGGTATTAAAAAAAATTCGGAATAGCAACTATTCTACAATAAATTTTTCAACATAATGGTCTTTTTCTAATATATCCCCTATATCCCATTTTATTTTCATATATATTGATATAGTATCTCCTATTAATTCCGGTGGAAAAGGTCCTACTATTCTTGTAGAAGTTAACCTTTCTCCCTCTTCTGTAAAGTATATTCTTGTGTCATTTTGTACTATCGGCACTATTGTCCCTGCAAATTGATCTAAATAAACTATCGTATCTCTTATAGGGATAGGGAATCCTTCATAAGTTTGTAAGCCCAAGTATGGACTATAGAGAGGGATAGTGAAAGCGACGGAGTCACCAAGGACAAAGTATGTATCCGTATCGAATTCTCCTGTAACAACACTCATATCATTATAGTGAGCCCACTCTGGAGTATTATCGGCATTTACCTTAAGATTAAAGTAGGGGTAATATTCACCTGTCCAATTTAAAGGTACATGGTAATATCCATTTGCATCTGCTTCTACCGGAAAAACCATCTCCGCATTAGGGTTAAAATCTGGATATATTGAATCTTTCTCACAACCCCAGATTGTAAACAGTAGAAATATAATTGTGGTTAATCTTAACATAATTCAAACTGTTTAGATACCCAACCGTACTTTTCTATACTATCTTCATAGAAGTCATCATCCCCATACATGAAGTAAGCATCCGCTTGGTCTAACCACCTTAAGGCAGTCTTCTTATTAGGAGCACCTACGGACATTACATCTTTAAGAGACTTCATTTCAGAAGCCTTCTCATCCCGTACTTGTCTATCATTCTCTTCAGATAAATCATTAACGAAACCAGCTAACTCCTGGAAAGACCAAGTATGGAAGTTAAACCCTCTAGGTCTAGAACCATATACATCTTTGTATAGATCTGAAACCCACATAAGAGTTTCGTCGAATTGAACTTGAGTAGTAATTGAAAATGTGTTTAAATTTGCCATAACCTTTATTTTTATATCTTATACTTAAAGATACGAATTATAATTGTAACTAGCAACTAAAGTAACAGTTATTTTTAATTATTATTAACTAAATTACTAA